AAGACACTACCGGCGCTGAAGGGATCTGTCTTCCGGGATTTTAAGGAAATCATGATCGATAAGTTCCGTATATGGGATAATAGGTGCATGAACAAGTCGGAGATGGTTTACTCGTTCCCAAATGGATCATTCGTGGAGTTCTTTTCCACGGATGATGAGCAGAAGATAAGAGGAAGGAAACGTGATATACTTTATTGTAACGAGGGAAATGAGATATCTTATCTTGAGTGGCAGCAACTGGTGATGCGTACCACTCTTTTCTCTGTCATTGATTATAACCCGTCGTTCAGTGACGAGCACTGGATTTGCGATCTGAACAATGACCCTAGGACGTATCATTTTATATCCACTTATAAGGACAATCCTTTTTTAGAGCAAACAATCATCGATGAGATAGAGTCATTGAAGAATAAGAATAAGGTGCTTTGGGCGGTTTATGGGTTAGGGCAGCGGGCGATGGCCGAAGGGTTGGTGTTCCCTGATTTCGAGATCGTGGACGAGTTCCCTTCCTATGCCAAGCATGTGGCGTTAGGGCTTGACTTTGGATATAGCTATGACCCTACCGCTATAGTTAGATGCGGATTGGTTGATGATAGGTTATATCTTGACGAGAAATGTTACCGTACCCATATGTTAACCAAGGAGATTATTAAGGTATTGAAAGACCTTGGCTTGGTGGTTTACGCTGACAGCGCCGATCCAAGGCTTATACAAGAAATATCAAATGCGGGGATAATCATATACCCTGCGGACAAGTACAAGGGATCTGTTATGGGAGGTATTATCAAGATGATGGAGTATAAGATTTGTGTCACCAAGAGATCTTTAAACTTGATAAAAGAGCTTAGGAACTATGTATACGCCCAAAACAAGGACGGTAAATTTATCAATGAGCCTATTGACGGGTATAACCATCTTATCGATGGGGCACGTTATTGGACGATAGGCAAGCTTCTAGGAAAAGTATTAACAACAAGACTGTACTCGAAGGAGGAGTTAGGATTTTAACATGAATTACATAGACGCTATATTTCAGGTTTTCCAAAACAAGATATTGAACTCATTGGGAGTGGAGAGGGACTTTGTCAGCCTTATCAAGGATAGGGATATAAGCCGGGCCATGTCAATGATGCAATGCCGGGACAGGGATGTTTCCCAAGCGATCTTGGAGTATAACCCGGAATCCCATGAGGTTAATAAACGTCCTAATAAGCACAGGAAAAATCAAGAACCGTATATTACGGAGAAATTGCCAAGAAGAAGGCAAGCGTATATAAATGAGGTCGAGTTGTTTTTTCTCCTCGGGCAGCCTATCTTGTGGAAAGCTGTATCGGATGATACGGATAAGGCTTTCAGAGCATTCGGTGATTTTCTCCGTGATACTCGATTCAACACGACAATCCGGGAGGCCAAGCGTTTGGCTGGGGCGGAGACGGAGAGCGCTAAGGTTTATCATATATACAGGGAAAATGGTATGCCCCAAGTAAAGGTTAAGGTTATATCCAAATCAAAAGGATATACATTGCGGCCTTTATTTGATCAATGGGATAACATGATAGCTTTTGGTTATGGATATACGTTGCTTGAGGGCGATAAGTCCGTAGAGCATTTTGATATAGAGACCCCGGAATACATCTATAGATGCAAGAGAGCGGATATCGGATGGGATGTTACGCCATTGCTTAATCCTTCGGGTAAAATAAATGTTATCTACTATCGTCAAAACAAGGCATGGTATGGGGTGCAAAAGCGTATAGACAGAGAGGAAGCGGTTGATAGCAAGGCGGCGGATTCCAATAATTATTTCTCCGATCCAAAATTGAAATTAACCGCTGATGTCATTCAGAGCATAGTAGGGGGAGGATCTAATATGGTAGGAGAGGTTATCACCATGTCCGATAAGGACAAAAGCGCTGCCGAGTATCTCGTTCCGCCCGATTATTCCACGATGAAAGAGGCGGAGAAAAAAGACCTGTCATCAAGCATACTATTCGATACGTTCACCCCGGATTTCAGTTACGAGAACATGAAGGGGCTTGGGACATTATCCGGGGAGGCATTGAAAAGGGCCTTGGCTCTTGGATACATGAAAAGGGATAACTTGAAAGAGATATATGATATATTAATAGACCGTGAGAAGAATCTTATATTGGCTATCATGATGAACGTAACTCATATCGGCATGAGAGAGGAGTTAAGCAGGCTCGACCTGCAACATGAGTTCTCCGAGCCTTTCGCCGAGGATAAGGATAAGAGAATAGATATGATAGCGAAACTCTATGAGTCAGGATTGGTGTCCCTTCAAACAGCGGTAGATATGCTGTCCTTGACTGATAAGCCGGAGGAGG